CGCGGGCGGCTACTGCTACATCGATGGCAGCGGCAAGCTGAACCTTCAAACGCTGAACGACCCGCCGCCCCAGACGATCACCGTGGTCAACTCGCAGACCGGCATGATCGGCATCCCGCACCAGAACATGGACGGCGGCATATCGGTGATGACCTTGCTCAATCCGTCGATCCAGCCGGGCTCCGCGATCCACATCAACGAGAGCGACCTCACCCGGAAAATGCTGTCGCAATCGGGCAAGGGGCAGGCCACGGACACGGTGCCGGTGATCCAGCAGCAGATGATGATCGCCAACTCTGACGGCGTCTTTCGGGTCTGGTCGGTGAAGCACCACGGCGATACCCGCGGCAATCCCTGGTATTCCGAGATCATCACCCGCGCCGCCAATCCCGCCAGCCAGAAGCCGGGGGTCGGCTGATGGCCGATACCCTGCAAGAATTCCTGGTCTCGGTCCGCTATGTCGTCGATGGCGCCTCGCAGCAGAGTTTCCTGCAAGGGCTGACCAAGGCCGCGACCAGCACCAAGGGGCTGGCGACCGAACTGGTCGGGCTGACGACGGCGATGATCGCGCTGTCGCGCTCGCTCGCCGAGGTCGGCGAGAAGTTCTACTGGATGTCGCTGCGGATGGGCTCGTCCGTCCAAGACATCAAGGCGACCACCTTCGCGCTGTCCAACCTCGGCATCTCGGGCGAGGAAGCGACGCAGGGCCTCGAGCGGTTCTCCGAATGGTCCGCCAGGTTCGGCGGCGCGGCGACGGCGCAACTGCGCTCGCTGGGCATCACGGCGACCGATACGACGGACCGCTACCGGCAGCTTGGCGAGTGGTTCCGCGCGCACGGCGGCACCTATGAGTTCATGCACGGCACCGATGCACAGCGGAATCAGTTCGCGCAGACGCTGGCCTGGGCAGAATCGTTTGGCTTCAGCGTGCGCGAGATGCTGGCCGCGAGCAGCGGCGACTGGGAACGCTTCCTCAAAATCCAGAAGGAGGTTTACGAGGCGGTCGGCCTGAACGCCGCGGCGATGGAACGGTGGAAGAAGAACTCATACGAGGCCAGCAACCAGTTCCGCGCGATCGGCCTCGAATTCCGCGCAATGCGCGAGGCGTTCAGCGCGGCGTTGATGGAACGGCTCGGGCCGATCCTCCAGCACCTGTATGAGGTCATCAAGGCGCACCTGCCGCAGATCACCGCGTTGCTGCGAGCGGCGGCCGCGGCGGTGGCGTTCTTGCTCGGCGCGATGACCGGGCTGGTCGATATCGTCGGCCATGTGATCGACGGGTTCCAGCAAATCTTCCAACTGCTCACCCAGGTCGCACCGGCGCTGGATATCGTCGAGGGCGCGCTGATCGCGTTCGGTGTCGCGCTGATGCGCTCGCCGATCGGGGCGTGGATCACGGCGCTGTCGGCACTGATGCTGATACTCGAGGACTATGCCGTCTGGGAGAGCGGCGGCATCTCGGCAATCAACTGGTCATTCGTTGACAAGTTCAAGGATTGGTGCGTCGAGGTCGCCGGCATCAAGGTCAATATGTGGTCGATCGTCGCGGCCTTGGGAGCGATCGGCGTCGCGCTCGCCGCGGGGGGCGTGGTGGGACGCCTGGGCCGTCTGCTCGGCCTCGCCGCCCCAGCCGCCGCTGGTGCCGCTGGCGCGGGCGCGGGCGCGGGCGTGATCGCTTCGACGCTCGCCGTCGGCGTGGCGGCACTGATCACGACGTGGCTGCAAGACGAACTGAATAAGGCGTCAGACTCGATCGAAGATTGGGCGTTCGGCAAAGGCCATTCCGATCAGGTCAAGAAGCTGCACGAGCAGGGCGCCAAGCAGTTCTGGGGTTGGCTGGGGTTTGGTTCTTCCGACGGTGCGACCAGCGGCGGTGGCGGCACCACGACGACGACCGGCAACACCGTCGGCGATCGCAACCTCAACCCTGGCAATTTGCGCCCCGTGGGCGGCGGCGGGTTCCGGCATTTTGAAAGCTGGGAATCGGGCGTCGCCGCGATGGTCAATCAAATCCAGATCGATCAGACGCGGCACGGTCAGAACACGCTGATGGAACTGATCGCGGGAAGGGTCAATCCGGCGACCGGGAAACGCGAGCATGGCTGGGCGCCGGTCGAGGATGCCAATGATCCGTCCGCCTACGCCACCCGCGTTGCCCGCGAGGTCGGCATCGACAAGGACGCGCCGATCGACACCGGCAATCCGGCGCTGATGGCGAAGATCGTCACGGCGATGTCGCGCGTCGAACTCGGGCACGGCTTGCCGCCTGGTGTGGTCGATCGCGGCGTGCAGATGGCGCTGGGCGGCCGACCCACGATGCCAGCCACTGCCGTCGCGTCCGCCGGCGATGGCGACGGCGGGGGTGGCGGTGTGACGATCCATCAGCAGACCACGATCCAGGTGCCGCCGGGCACGGATGGTGCCGATACCGCGCATCGCGTGGTGCTGGCACAGAACCGCGTCAACGAGACGCTGGTGCGCAACACCGCGAGCGTGCTTCGATGAGCGGCGCCCTGCTTGGCGCATCGGTCGCCGCCGGCGTCGGCCAGCAAGCCCTGGCGGCGACCGGGCTGATCCCGGCGTGGATCCGCCTGCCGCGCAGTATCGGCGACGCCAGCACACCGGGCGGCGCGATCATTCCCGACGTGACGATCGAGGAGCACTTCTCCGACCGGGCGACGGTGACGCTACATCCGCTGGCGAAGGGCTCGCCGGCCTCGGATCATATGTTCATGCTGCCGCGCACGGTGACGATGCGGTGCGGGTGGAGCAATTCCAACATCGTAGGGGGGGTGGTGCAGGCGGCCACGGGCCTGATCTCCGGCGGTGCCTCCCTGGCCGCGACCGGATCGAGTGTCCTCGGCCTGTTCACCGAGCAGCGGGTCAACGGCATCTACCAGAAGCTGCTCGCGCTGCAGGCCGCTCGCCAGCCGTTCACGCTGATCACCGGCAAGCGCACCTATGACGGCCAGGGCACCAACGCCCAGCAGGTGGTGATCACCGAACTCTCGGTCGCCAACGACCATCACACCGAATATGCGCTGATCCTCGAATGCCACATGCAAGAAGTCTTGATTGTCGATCTCGGTGAGGCCGACTCGCCGCCGCAGGACGCGCAGGCGATCCCGCAAACGACCCAGCCGCCGACCGATGCCGGCAACCAGCAGCCGGCGCCGGTGCTGCGCTCGACGCTGAGCAACATCACGGGCTCGCAGCAACAGAAGGCCACGCCATGAGCGGGACGGTCTCGGAAATCCCGCTGTCGGGCACGCCGCAGTTTTTCACCATCGCGCTCGCGGGCGCGACCTACCAGTTGGTGTTCACCTATCGCGACGCGCCTTCGACGTGCGCCGGCGGCGGCGGCTGGGTGATGGACATCAACGACTACCAGGGCAACCCCATCGCCTGCGGCATTCCTCTGGTCACCGGCGCCGATCTGCTCGCGCAGTTCGGCTACCTCAACTTCGGCGGACAGCTATGGGTGAAATCCGATGGCGTCCCCGACGACGTGCCGACCTTCGCTGATCTCGGCACGGGCTCGCATCTCTACTGGGTCATGTCATGAGCGGCGATACCAACACCACGCTCGACCTGCGGCAGACCACTGCCGATGATCTGGAGGCGCTGCAAACCGTACTCGACGGGCGACAGGCGCAAATCCACACGGGCATGCCGGGCATCATCGTCAGCTTCAACGCGGTGGCGGTCACCGCGGTCGTGCAGCCGGCGATCCAGGCGATCCAGCGCATGACGGACGGCACGCTCAAGCCGGTGTCCATCTCGCCGATCCACGACGTGCCGGTGCATTTCCCGGGCGGCGGTGGCCATACGCTCACCTTCCCGGTCAAGCCGGGCGACGAGTGCTGGCTGAGTTTCAGCGAGCGGAGCATCGACAACTGGTTCCAGCATGGCGGCACGCTGCAGCCGTCCGACTGGCGGATGCACGACATCACCGATGCGGTCGCCCATGTCGGGGTGCGGAGCCAGCCGAACCTGCCGGCCGGCGGCGTCGATCCGGATACCGTGCAGCTTCGCAGCGACGACAAGAAAACCGTCGTGCAGGTCGATGGCAAGAACCAGGCGATCACGCTCTACGCGAACGGCGCGGGCGAGGCCGTGGTGTTTGTCGATGGCGCCAATCAGGCGGTCACGCTGAAGGCCGAGAACGTCATGGTGGGCGATACCGGCAACAAGCTCGGCGTGCTCGGCACGGCGCCGGTCGCAAAGGGGACCATCACCGGCAGCTATAACGGCAACGTCGCACTGAAGAACCTGCTGCAATTCTTGCAGTCGCGCGGCGATATCATCGATGGGAGCACCTGATGCGGTATCGCCGCCTCGATGCGAACGGGGATATGACGTTCGGCCACGGCCAGAGCAATTTCTGGATCGACCAGCCCGAGGGCGTCGCGCAATCGGTGATGACGCGGCTGCGGCTCAATCTCGGGGAATATTTTGCTGATCAGACCGATGGCACGCCCTGGAACACGCAGGTGCTCGGCGAGCGCACCGCGGCGACGCGGGACATCGTCGTGGTCGACCGCGTGCAGACGACGCCGAACGTCACGACGATCTCCGCCTACAACTCGGTGGTCGATCCCAACACGCGCACCTGGTCGGCGGCGATGACGATCAACACGGCCTACGGCGTGGCCGTCCTGCAGGCGGCGAAGCTGCCGGGCGCCGTGCCGCCGCTTGGCGTCTCGCTTGGCGGCAGGTCGATGCTGCTGGGCATCCAGGGCAGCTTGCGCACGCCGCTCGAGATGCAGCCGGCCGACCTGTCACAGTCTGTCGCGCATATCTCCGACTTCCGCATCACCGCACTGGACGCAGGGACATTCTGATGCCGCTCGTCGTCGTTCGTGACTCTGGCGTCGTGACGCTGCCGGGGCGGGCCCTCCGGATACCCGCGCGGCGGCCACCGCGCGTCCGTGAGCCCGTCCCGCCGGTTCTCCGCTCTCCTGCCGCGGTCCCGGCGCCGGTGCCGCGCTACGCGGTCCGTGCGCCCGTGCCGCCGGCACTGACGCAGCAGGCAGCGCCCGCGGCGGGGGCGACGCCCGCGGTGGTGGTGGGCGTGGTCGCCGGCGGCGGCACGAGCCTCACCGCGGTGCCGGCCAATCTGCTTGCCGGGCCTCGCGCCGACATCACCGACTTCCGCATCATCGCCCTCGACGCGGGGTCTTGGTAAATGTCCGGCAGCATCGTCCGCTCCCCGACCGCCGCCTATGTCGATGCCACTGGCATCCATGCGCCCACCTTCGCGCAGATCCAGGCCTTCCTGATCGGCCAGTTCCAGGCGATCTACGGCAGCGACATCGTGGTGAGCAACGACTCCCAGGACGGGCAGATGATCGCCGTGTTCGCGCTCGCTGCCTCCGACGCGAATGCCGCGTGCTTCGCGGTCTACAACAGCTTCAGCCCCTCGACCGCGCAGGGCGTCGGCCTGAGTTCGAATGTCAAAATTAACGGCATGACACGGCAGTTGCCGTCGAACTCGTCGGTCGATGTGCTGATCGTCGGCCAGGCCGGCACCCTGATTACCAATGGCGCGGCGCGCGATCAGTCGTCGAACCGCTGGCTGCTTCCGGTATCCGTCTTGATCCCGGTCTCCGGCGAGATAACGGTGACGGCGACAGCGGAAACGGCGGGCGCGCTCGGCGCCGCGCCTGGTACGATCACGCAGATCGATACCATCACGCTGGGCTGGCAGACGGTGACGAACCCCGGCCCCGCCGAGCCGGGAGCGCCGGTGGAGATGGACGCGGGGCTGCGCGTGCGGCAGAGCCAGTCAACCGCGCTGCCGGCGCTCTCCGTGCTGATGGGCGTCACCGGCGCGGTGTTGCAGCTTCCCGGCGTGACGGCGTGCGTCCCCTATGAAAACGATACCTCGACCGATTACACCGCGACGCCGCCGCCGGCCGGCGTCGGCCCCTTGCCGCCGCATAGCATCAGCATGGTGGTACAGGGCGGCGATGCGACGCAGATTTGCCAGACCATCCTGCTGAAAAAGACGCCGGGCTGCTACACGTACGGGACCACGCGGGAGACGGTCAACGACGTTTATAATTTGCCGCACGATATCGGCTTCTTCGTGCCGTCGCAGATCGATGTCGGGGTGCGGATCACGCTGACACCGAAGGCGGGCTATTCCACGATCATCGGCGCGGCGATCAGTCAGGCGGTCGCGAATTACATCAATAGTCTCGGCTCCGGCGTCGGCGTGGTTTATTCAAAGCTATGGCTCCCGGCAAACCTCTGCGATGCGACGACGGGACTGCCCTTCGGCGCGACCAACACGTACGACATCACGGCCATGACCGTCGCGAGCCCGAGCGGCGGCACCTATGGAACGGCGAACATCCCGGTATCCATCTTCCAGATCGCCCATTGCGACCCGGCGAATGTCGTGATCACGCCGAGCTAGTGAAGCGGTTCATCGCTCTGGCAGAGACGTGCGAGGCGCGTATTCCGCTGCCGGAGATCGCGCGGCTGCTGGGAACGAATGTCCGCTCATTGAGAAACTACGTCGGCCGCCACCTCGGCATATCACCGTCCAGGTTCCTGCGGCGGCAGAGACTGATCCGCGCGCGCGAGCGCATCATCGCCGGCGAGTGCGTGACGCGCGCCGCGGTCGAGTTCGGCTTCTGGCAGTTGTCGCATTTCTCGCGGTACTATCGCGATGAGTTCGGCGAATATCCGAGCGTGACGTTGCAGCGAGGCAGGCCATGAATCTCTCCGACTACCTCGGCCTGGTGACCTCATGGCATTCGACCAAGCCCCGCTTCATGAACACCCTCGCCGTGCTGCTGCAGCCGATGATCGACGCGCAGGCGATGCTGGCGCAGCTCACCGCGGATTTCGATCTGGACAGCGCGGTCGGCGTGCAACTGGACGTCCTCGGCCAATGGATCGGCCGCACGCGTTATGTCCAGGTGCCGATCAGCGGCGTGTTCTTTTCGTTCAACGATGGTGCCGGGGCGCGCACCGGATTCAATCAGGGCGTCTGGCTGGGCAAATACGAGCCGACCGACGCGATCACCGCGCTCGACGATGAGACCTATCGCACGCTGCTTAAATTGCAGGCAATCGCCAATAGCTGGGACGGCACGCTGTCGCAGATCTACGAGGCATTCAACGCGGTGTTCCCCGGCGTGATTGTGCAGGACAAGGGCGACACGTCGGGCGGCCTGATGCAATGCGACGTGCTGATTCCCGGCGTGGAATTGTCGTCACTGATGCTGGCCGTGCTCGAGCAAGACTTTCCGATCAAGGCGAGCGGGGTGAAATACAACTTCATCGAGACGACGGTGAGCACCGAGCCGTTGTTCGCCTTCAACATTCCATCCTCACCCGGCGGTCCCTTCGGGGGATTCAACGAGGGGGCCTGGGGCAAGATCATCCAAACGCTTTAGGGGGCCGGGTTCATGGCAACGAATGACTTCCAGACCTTCGCGGGCGATCCTGCGGCCGATGTCATGGCGCAGGCCGATTACATCGCGAGCGGGTTCACCGCGCGCATTCTCGGCTTCTCCACCGGCACCGCTTTGTCGATCCAGCTTAACAAGGTGTGGCGGCAGGCGTCGCTGATCTCGGCGATGGTCGGGCAATTCACCGCCGATGTGACCGGCCAGGACATGCTGGACGACGGATCGCCGGCGGGCATGTCGGCATTGCAGAGCCGCTTCACCGCGGCGATCACAACGGTGGCGCGCGGCGCGGTCGGCGCGGGCTATCTGCCGCTGACGGGCGGGACGCTGACCGGCCCCCTGGTGATCAACGCGGGTGGTGCGATCACCGTCAATGCGCCAGCCGGGCAGTACGCTCAGATGGGCCTGTCGCGCGCCGCCGGTCAGGGCTCGCAGATCGTCGCCTATACCGGGGCCACGGTGCGGTGGAATGTGGTTCTGGCGAGCACGGAGTCTGAGACTGGCAATAACTTCGGCTCCAACTTCAGCATTGTCCGCTATAGCGATGCCGGCGCGGTGCTCGACTCGCCACTGTCCATCCTGCGCAGCACCGGCGTCGTCAACTTCGCCCGCGCGCCGACCGTCGCAGGCGCCGCGATGCCCTATCTGCCGCTGGCTGGCGGTGCGCTCTCGGGCGCGCTGACGGTCGGCGGCTACGGCATCAATTACTCCAGCTATTACGGCGGCCATTACATCGGCTATGGCTGGGACGGCGCGGCGATCGGCATGTGGGTCGACAACACGTACCAGGGGGAGATCGCCTCGCGCGCCTACGTCACCGGGATCGCCGGGGCCTACCTGCCGCTTGCTGGCGGTGTCGTCTCGGGATCGGTGGAGATACAGCAATCCCTGGTCGTCGATGGCGGCGCTGGCTTCCGGTCGAGCGTGTGGTTCAACAACCAGAGCGACTTCATCAACTTCAGTTCCGGCATCTACCGCTACCGGCAATGGGCGGGAAGCTGGTACGACTATTGGAACGGCCAGAACGGCACGCGCGGCTGGGCAACGCCAAGCGCTGGCATGTCGCTTGACGGCAGCGCCAATCTGACCATCAGCGGACAGTTCATCGCCTACGGCTCGCGCATCATTTGCGAGGGTGGGCAACCGTCGATCTGCGCCTACTCGACGGCTGGCGTCGCGGTGGGCATCTGGGCCGATGCCTCGGGCCTGTGGCTCGGCAACATGGATGGCGGTGGCAATCCGAACGCCGCGCACATGCTGATCGACAACAACGGCAACTCGCAGATATGGGGCAATCTGTCGGTCCACGCCACGCTGTTCGTGGACAGCAACATCTCCTGCGCGCAGTCGGTCTATGCCAGCGCCAACCTGTGGTCAGCCAACAATGTCTATGCCGGGGCCGGCAGCGGCGCGATCCTGACCAGCGACGGCGTCCTCTATCAAGGCCGAGGGCCGGGCTACAACATCGCCTTCATGTACGACGGCACGACGTTCTGGCGTTTCGCCAACGGCGATCAGCGCGAAGTCATCCAGGGCGACAACAGCCAGCGGGTCCGCCAGCTTGGCATGTCGGGCGTGACGATGCACTGGATCGACGCTGACGGCTCGGGCTGGTTCGCCAACACCTATCGGTCCGATCCGCGCTACAAGCGCAACATCCAGCCGGCCGGCGACTTCGACAGCTTGGCCGCGATCGTCGCCACGCCGACGCGCGCGTTCGAGTGGCGTGAGGACTACAACATGCCGCCGGTGCCCTACGGGTTCATCAGCACCGATATCCGTCAGTCATTGCCGGATGCGGTGATGGCAGCCGCGTCAGAAGAGGGGCAGGAGCCGGTCGATCATCTCGACCCGATGGCGATGTTCGCCCATGTTTTTCGCGCGATCGCCCAGCTTGACGCGAGGCTTTCCGCGGTAGGAGCGTAATCAATGCCTGTGCCAACACCGCCGACCGATCTCGACAATCCCTTTGAACATCCGTCGGTGCCGCCGCCGATCATCCACGATAATTGGCGACCGCCGCCTACCGTGCTGCCGCCCGCGGAGTTGCCGTTGATTCCGCCCATTCCCGACCCACAGCCAGGAAAAAAGCCATGAAGCAACAGCCTATCGAGATCACCGTGACCCTGCCGATCGAAGCGCTCAACAAGACGCTGATGCTGCTCGGCTCGCATCCCTTCAATGAGGTCGCCGATATCATCGTCGATATGCGGAACCAGGCGCAGGAGCAAATCCAGAAATTGCAGCAGCCGAACCTCGCCGAGCGGCCCCAGGGTGGTCCGCCGCAGTTGAAGAACGGCGAGGATCACCACGCCTCGCCATGAGGATCAGACTGTCGCGCTGGTGGTTCTTCGCCATCGACCGGCAGGATGTGACATTGAGCGTCGGATGGCCGTTTGACGGCTTTTGGATCTGGAAGCGGAGAGGGCGATCGGATATATCAGCGTAGTTACCGAACAGACCCATTTCCTTAGCCCTCCGGGTTTCTCCCCCGGGGGGCTTTTTTATTGCCGCGTCCCCCTCGGGCGTGGGAATACTTGCGCGGCAGAGACTTGACCACACTCCATCGAAAACTCGGGCCGCCGCGGTCCTAACACGGCGGCCCTCTTTATGTCCGGAGCCAAGGCGGCTCAGGCGGATAGCAGAAATCCATCTCCGTCACCTTGCCGCCCGCGACCGTCATGCTGATCGCCGTCTCGCCCGGCTCGCGGGTTGACCATTCGAGGTCGTACCGTCGCGTCGCCGCTGACGTGCTGCCGCTGTGATAGCGGACGAATACATAGGCGTCGTTGAAGGACGTGATGGTGCCTTCCTCGAGCTTGCTCCCGTTCGGCGTATTCAGATCGCGATAGATGACCTTGCGGCCGAGATCATGCCGGGTGGGGTCGATCATTGCCGCGTCCCCTCGGTCGTGGTGAAGGTGACGAGCCGCACGCGCACGACGCGCTTGGCCTGCGGCAGATGCATGGTCGCGCGCATCGCGGCACGCGCAACGTCTTCCAATTGCAGGGCAACGTGGCGGCGCGAATTGACCAGCGCGGTCATACCCAGCCCTGGCAGGCCGCCGGCGATAATTCCTTCGGTACCGTCGCCGTAGGTCGCGATCCAGCAGTAAAGCTCGGTGATGAACTGCCCGCGCGTCGGCTCGCTGTCGATCAGGAGATCAGCCATCGGTCACCCCTACCTTGTAGCGTCGGAGAATTTCCGCTTCGTCGCGCGTGCGGGCTTTGATCGTGCCGCCCCTCTCGTGCCATTGCCGATCGCTGGAGAGCGGCGGCGGGGAGACCACGAACGCATCGGAT